TAACAAAGCCAAAAAGGAGGCAAAACGTGAAGTTAAAGAAGCTAATGACAGTTATACTGAGCTTATGGATCTGTACACCGATTATAGCCAAGGAAGTCAAGGAAAATCCGCTGAAGAAAGCCAAGTTGAAGAAAACCAAGGTCCAGAAGGAGATAAAGAAAAATCCTAAAGAGGATCTGGAGCTGAATAAGGCTGTGGATAAAAATCCTAAAGAGGACATTGACTGGAACAAAATTAGGGTAGAAAGTAATATAGTTACGTGCCCTGGAGTGCTTGAAAAGTGCATTGATACTGCTAAAGAACAAAATGAGGCTATTAAGAAGCAGGGTAAGGTTATTAAGGAGCAAGATAAGCTTGTTAAAGATCTTAAAAAGCAGAATAAGAGTCAAAAAAGTACTATTAATCAATTAACTATTGGAAGTGTTTTGAGCGTACTTCTGTTACTACTATAGGCTAGTAATGATAAAGATAAGTGATTATATATATAAAAAGTGTGTAAACTTTGCCCATGATCGTATTGGATTAAGCGCTGATGAGTATAAATATCGTGGAGAATCTAGTGTGCCTAAAATGGTTGAAGATGTTATTATCGGTACTGTAGGAGAATGGGGCGCTTATAAGTTTTTACGGGATCAAGGTATTAAGGTTTCTAAGCCTGATATGAAGATATATGAGGTTAAGCGTAAAAGCTTTGAAGCTGATTTAATGGCTGACGATGCTATATATCATGTAAAGAGTCAATCTGTGATATCAAGTAAGCGGTATGGACATAGTTGGCTGTTGCAGAGGTATGATAAAGTAGTTAATAATCCTAAAGACAATGAGTACTTTATATTTACTGAAGTAGATGGTAAAAATGTGCGCATATTGGGTATTATTAAATGCGGTTTGTTGAAAGAACATGGGCTATATGGAGAGTGTAAGGTGCCTTGGTATAGAAAGACTAAGGTAGCTATATATTTGGACGATATTAACATGCTAGAATTATTTGATTATAAGGAGTAACTATGAGCGAAGTGCTTAAAGTAAAAACATTTAGACAATCCGGTTTGCCGGTAGATTTAGACCAGTTTGATGCTTTTGATAAAGAGTGGAAAGATGGATATGATGCTATTATGGAAAAATTCGGTCGTGATATGCAAAAGATTCATGAACATACAGAAATGCTTCAAGAGCAGTTAAATGCTAAGTATGATACTGTAACTGAGTGGGATTTTATGGCAGATTCTCATGATATGTTAAGAGCTGTAGAGAAGTATGGACCTATAATAACTGCTACGCATAAAGAAACAGGAGAATTGCTGTACATTATAGCGGATCAAGGTCTTTAAGGTCTTTAATCCCTATTGTAATTATTAAACGTGCTTGACCGTCTTTTGACGGTCTTTTTTTTGATACTAAGTCGCAGAATATTTTATCATTAACATTTAAGTTTTGACAGCCTGCTGGAGGCTCTATGTTATAGTACTTTGGATCTGTTAAAAGGTCTAATAGGGGCTTTTCAAAGTTAGTTACATCATGCGTTCTAGAGCTAATATTGCCTTTTTTAGTAAAAAAACTGGGCATAGCAGCCCATATCTCTACTGTATAATAATGAGACTTTGGATCAAAAGTATTCCTTAGCCTTTTTAATTTCTCTTGATCCTGGTCTCGATTTAGTAGATTATGGACGTTATACGACCACTCTATAGCTTCCCTAGTTTTAAACGAACGCTGTTTGTGATACATTTTATTAATTGAAAATGTGCCAATGGGAAGCTCAAAGGTTTCTTTTATTTCTTTAATAAAGCCTCTTTAACTTTAGCGACGAGTTCGTCGTCTACAGTGTTATCGCTAAGTTTTACTAACTTTTCTAGTAAAAAAATAATAATTTCTTTTACAAAAGCTTCTGTCATTAAAGCTGATAGTAAAGCCATTCCAATTTGTTTTAATACTGCCATGTTATTCTCCTTTTAATTCCCAAGTGTTATTGGGATTTTGTTTAAAGTGTGTTTTTATTATTTTTTCTATTTCATGCGGTTTTATAGTATCTGGATTATAGTTTAATTTTGAGCACATTTTTTTTAATACTTTTAAATATATAAGTTCTGAGCAATTGCGACCTTCTTTCCAAGGATTTTTAGATATAAGTCCTAAGTCTATTAAAACAATTCCTAAGTTTTGTAACATGCCATATTTTTTACCGCATTCTTGCCAACATGATTTACGTATTTCGAGTTCTAATTCTTTGTCTACTAAAAGTGTATACTCTGCTACTATTTTGTGCTTAGTGTTAAAAATAGATTCATGCTCGTAGTTAACATTGCCTTCACTGGCTTGGTAGTAGCCGGCTCCCCAATCATGCCTAGTAACTTCACGAGCAACGTGGCTGTATGGCTTATTAGTCCACCACATTATAAGACGTGAAAATATAGGTATTTTAACTATAGATTTTGTAAATACTATTTTAAGTTCTGTTTTCATGCTATGCTCTAAAGTACTCCAATGTTAGCATAAAATCATGCTTTTCTCCTACTGGATGTCTTATTATTACTTGAAATTGATTTGTATTAAATGGAACTCCTGTGGAAGTTTTACTCATATATTTAGCTGCTCTTCCATCTGTTTCAATTTTTTGATCTACTCCTATATATTTAAAATTTATACCTCCTGCAAATTCTTTAGCATGATATACTCCACTTGAAGCTGGATATTCCCATGGAAGGTTTGTAGTACTATCTATTACTCCCCCTACAACCCACATTCTAACATCAGTGGTTATGGCTGTATGAATATCTACTGTTCCTGCAATTACTTCATAGTCGTAGTCTGGTTTTATAGTTAATCTCGTTTCTACACAGTATGTGTCTATATCTGATTGAGTAGTTACCTCAGTTCCATCTGATTTATAAAATTTTAATATATAATCTGCCCTGTCTGCATTTTTCCAGTCTTTAGAATGTACACTATTTATCTTTGATGTGGTAAACTCAAATGGGTGCCCTATATAGGTCCAGCCTTTTTTACCATAGGCGGTTCTATTTATTTGCCTACCTTCTTCATCTACTTCTAACAAGTCTATATTTTTTAATCTATTAATTTGATCTGCGGTAGTAGTATAGTAAGATGCTCCATTACCTATTTGTAATTTTCCAGAACTAATTTTATCTAATATGTCTGAATTGTTACCTGCTGCTATGCGCTTTTCATCTGGTATCTGATATTCTTCATTAGGAACTATCTCTTTTCCTACAATACTGTGATTAACTGTGTCAATATTTTTTATATAACATACTGTAAAACTCATGTCTAATCCTTATGGTAATGCTTTAAATTGCAATAATACTGATGCATCAGATGCGTTATTTCCATTATCTACATACTTAACATATATTTCATCACCCTGCTGAAAGTCTTGATCAATGATATCATCTACAAAAAATTGAGTATTTGTTTTTGAGACATTGTAAAATGCTGTACCAGTTGTAGAATTTATTCTAAACTCTAAAGTATAATCTGCACTACTATTAGAGTTACTAAATGCAAATTCTCCTAAATTTGATTTTGTAGGTATAATCACTGGAGTAGAGTCTCCAGGTATTAAAGAACTGTAGCCTAGAAAAGTATTATTAGAAACTGTACCATTATGCTGCAGTATTAAAGTATATCTAGGTGTATTGAGTGCAGTATCTGCTGTAGTAGAAGCTTCTTTAATTGCCAATTCTGTATTAGTTTCTGTTAGTACTGAACCAGTTGGATCAAATTTTTGATTATAGGCATTGTCTGGATGTTTTATGTATGCTATTCCTCTAGCAACACTCAAGTCTTCAGTACCATCATTAACAACTACATCTCCGCTAGTTATTAAAGGAGTTAATTCTGTTACAGAGTCAGAACTGGCTAACAGTATGTAGTCAGTAACCTCTATAGTTATTTGCCCAGAAGCCGGAATTGGCAAACCTAAAGCTATTATATTTATTATTGAGCCTGTAGTATTTTTAAGTATTTTCATTAGCTAGCATCTCCTTTTACGTAAACAGTTACTACAGGATTTTTAGCTGAGCCAGATTTAACTTTAGCCGCTAATTCTTTTCCAGTAGTTATAGAGACACTATAAGTTTGTTTTTTAGATCTTTGAGCTGTTAGGCTTATAGTAGCCAACTCAGTATATGTAATACCATCATGTTCTTCTATGGCGATTTCGAATGTATTTGAATTTTGATTAGAAACCGATATCTGAGTAATAAGAGCATCGGCTAGTTCAACTGGTCGTCCTGTTACGTTTGAGGGAACTGATTCATTATTTAAGTAAGCTCCAGATGATAAATTTCCAGAACGTCCAAAGCTAAAACCTGGACTAGCGCCTGTACCACCTCCAGCAGCTAATTCATCTAACTGAGCTTGTATATCGGTGCCAGTAAGACCGTTGGTAACATTATCTGCTGGAATGTTTTCAGCATCAAGCGCATATTCTTCTTGGAAATCCAGTTCGGTTCCATTACGCTCTACAATTAATACTTTTACATCATCAGCCACGTTAGCTCCTATTTACGTTTTTATTATAAAGACAAGGGCTACAAAGCCCCTGCCTATTAAAAGCCTATAGATTAGGCGTTTTTCTTAACAAATTTTAATTTGATAAGTAAGTCTGTAGCATTTTTAGCAACACCAGCTTGCCAAACATACTGTCCAGATCCAGATGGAATTGTAGCAGTTAAAGCACTTCCATCCCAGTAGTACTTGTCTCCTGCTGTAGCAGCAGTAAGAACACCAGTAACTACTGCATCGTTAGCAGCAAATTTAACAGGGTTTCCAGATAGTACAGTTTCTAAAGCAATACCAACACCGTAGTTATTACTAGAGATAGGCATTGGACTTACAGTATCGTTAGCACTGAAATATACTAAGTCACCTGCGTCAACATTTGCACCAGTGTTAGAAACTTCTTGATCGTACTCGTTAGAAGCTAGAGTGTAAAGTTCTGCTAGTACAGCTTCAACATCTGTTCCAGTAAAGTTACCGGCACTATCTTCAACACCGATTAGAGAAGCACCTTCTCCGTTTGCAGTTGAAGCGTAGTCACCATGCTTAAGATCCAACTTTTCTAAAGCTGCATAGATAGCATCGTTGTCTGCAAGTACGTTGTTTTCAGTAAAATCAAAAGTACTAGAAGTAGCACCGCCAATTTGAGCTTCTAGTTCATTAAGAGCTGCTTCCATGCTTGTTCCTGTGTAGTATGAGCTAGCATCTTCGATACCGATTACTGCAGCACCTTCGCCGTTAGCTGTAGAAGCTAGTAAGCTCATAGGAATTGCATCATCAGAAGCTGAGTCAATTGTTAAAACTGTAGGATCTCCTACGTTTGTTAATTGATTAGATCCCATTGATTGATCACCAGTGAAAGCTCTAGTACCGTCAACTAGGATGTACTGAGTGTGGTCGTCGTCAGCTAAGCCTGATAATGAACCGTGATCGATTGATCCAAAGTCTAGCATTGATGCATCAATTTTACCAGCAGCATCAAGTACGATTGGTTTTCCAGCATCGGCAACGCCCGCTGAAGAGTTAATAAAATCAGATTGCTCGTAAGCACCTGCACTTTCTTCGTAGTCTCCGTTTGAATCTACAAAAATAAATTGTTTAGCCATTTAGTCCTCCTTAAGGATTCCGGTGTCTGGATCATAGCCAAATGCACCTTCAATCCCATGTTTGTTTTTAAGTTCTTCTATAAATTTACGATGTTTCTCTTTAAGTTGCTCAAGTTTCTGCTTGTTTGTCTTGACTTTTTCATTTAGTCGTTGGATTTCATAGTCCATGATAGTTACTTTTTGCTTTAAGATGTTTTTTTGTCCTTCTATCAAGGCAATATCTTTTTGCGTTAACTGCATTAGTAGAGTTTGCTCTGCTTGTTCGTTGTGGTTAGCGTTTAACTTTAGCATTTCTACTTCTTCTAAGCATTTTTCTTTTGACTCTTTAGGCTCTATAGGCTCTATAGGCTCTATAGGCTCTATATCTTTTTTAGGTTCTGCAACTTTTTTAGTTACTTTTTTCTTTGATGCTTTTTTAGTTACTTTTTTAGTCATTTATATTCCTTTGTTTATTATGTTTTTAATTTAAGCTCTTTTTACTACTCGTTCTATCTGTATTATTATGCTAGATGCTGATCTAGGAGTTCCAATTCGTATAACATAGGAGCCTGAGGCTGTAGGTGGGTTGGTTGTAACTGCTCCGGCTGTAGAATCGCTTAGATAGTATTTTTTAGTAGTGTCTAATCCTCCAAATACTGATGCTGTGTAGCCCGTTACCTGTACGTTGCAGTCTGTAGAGCTATTTTTTACAACACATATCCCTATAATATTTGAATTTGTTAGACTATTAGCTTGAGCTTTTACCACTGTTCCAGCATTTAGCCTTACTACGTCTCCAACTGTAACGCTAGCATCGCAGGTCATTGATTCTATTATGTTGTCGCCTGTGGCTGTATTAGTGTAATCAGCAACGGTATTTGCATATTCAGAGTTTTGTGGATTTGCTCCACCTCTGGTAAATACGTCGTTTTCGTTACACTTATTTTTACTCATTAGAGTCCTTATTAGGCTTAGTTTTAGCTTAATCTATTTGCGAGCTATAACTAGGTTTTGGTATTTTGTTGCATTTTTTGGCGCTGACGCTCTTCTGCTTCTTTTTTGCGCTTTTTGAAAAAGTTTTGCACGTTTTCGGCTAGCGATACAGGGCGTAGATTTTTGCCCTTGTTGCGCTCTTTAGCTTCTCTTACGTTGCGTTCAAATTCTGCCTTTTGCTGCTCTCTGCTCATACGTTTTTGCTTATCTGTAAGGTCTGATCCTCGACCTAGAGACTCTACTGAGCCTAGTATGGGCATTGCGGCTGTAGCATCCTCTCCTGTAGCTAGAGCTGCTATAGCGCCTACTACTGGCAAGCCTTTAAGCTTTCGTCCAATTTTAGCCAAGCGTTTAAGCTTGGAGGACTTTCTAGCTTTAGCTATTTTATCTTCCCAGTCACTAATTTTAGAGACTTTTTTAACTTCGGCTTTTTCGCTATACTTTGGAGCGCTAAAATCTCCTTTAGTTACTTTTTTGTCTGAAATTTTTTCTGTATAGCCTTTACCTTTAGAGGTTTGCGAGGTATTAATGCGCTCTGTAAAGCCTGGAGCCCGGTCAACAACTTTAAATTTTCCCTCTTTAGCGCCTTGAGACATTTTTTGACGAAATTTTTCATATTCTTCCTTAGTTTTGGTTTTTTTAGCCTGAGCTATAATGCGGTTAAATTCTTTTTTTGTATATTCTTTCATATTAACAGTCCCATTTTCTTAGTGATTTGTTTATACGACTATTTGGATCGTTTGCTGTTTTAGCACTTGTTAATTTGTTTTTCATTCCTTTCATGCGAGCACAGAAAGATTTGCGTCTTTTAGCCTTTGCTTTTGATTTTATTGCTGCTTTAGCACTTACTGGAGCCTTTAAATTTGAGCCAGTAGCTTTGTTGTAAGCATCTCGACCTTTTTGGTTTAATCCGCCTTTTGGATTTTTATGCTCTATTTTTAGCGCAAATTCTTTTTTCTTTTTATCCACTATGAGCCTCCATTAAGTATTACTAGTACTGCTGTGGCTATTGAGCCTATTACGGCTAGTACTCCTAGTAGTTTGCCGGCACCTTTCATTTGGTTAACATGGTCTTTGATAGGCAATAGGGCTTCTTCTACGTTTTCAGTGCGCTTCATGTGGGACTCTAGGTGGGCATTGTGGATACCTTGTAGATTTTCTATAGCACCTATTCTGGTTTCCATAGATTCTAGCTTGTGGATTATTATTTTAGTATCTTTATTGTCCACCGTTAGCTCCTTAGAATGTATCTACTTCTGTGTAATTATTATGCTCTACTAAAGTAATATAAGACTCTGTTCTTAGACCATTCCCTAATAATTTTCTAGTAGAACTAAACGAACTTTGTGCTCTTATATATAAGCTAGTTGTGGTAGCCGTAAAAACTACACTTGGATAATACATCTCATTTTCCGAGCCAGAACTTGAGTCAGTATATTTTATATGTCTTCCATATACATTTCCTGCATCTGATGCAGCATCGTTATATTTAATTTCAAAAGTAGCCTCTCCAGAAGCAGTACTTTGATAAAGTAACTGTCCTTTTACTTCGTAAGTTTTTCCGATTGTTAAATTATCAAATTGAAAATCTGATATGTCTCCGTTAGATGTTACATCCGAAGTCAATATCTTGGTCTGAAACTTTTTAAAATTAGGCTGAATAACATCGGGCAGTTCTGCGATTTTAGTAATATCTATCCACGTCCTTCTTATGTCGTTATTTATAGTTGAGTTACCAGAACCTTTTCTTAATTCCAGAACGTCGCCTTTTTGCAATTCTATTGAGGTAGATCCAGAACCGGATGAGGAATCTTCTGACAGTGTTTGTATTAGTTGTTTATATACTGATCCGTTTTTATAAATATCTATAGAACCATCGTCTGGAGTTATTAATCTTACCATAGAAGAAACTTGGTAAATTCCGCTTTCCGGGGCTGTAAATTGATCTCCACTCCAAGCTCCGTGAGTATCTGTAACTTCCGTAAATCCTATTGGGGTAACATCCGAAGTTACGGCTCCAGTTGTTGATCCTTGTCCAGATACATAAACTGTGCGACCGCTTGAGTCTGATTCGTTGAGAGATTTTCCAATTTTAATAATTGAAAGCCAAGTATTTAATGCATCGTCAGTAACAGTATTATTTCCTGATCCTTTAATAAAAGTAACATCATCTCCGGCTTCTAGATATAATGTAGCTGAACCAACTTCACTAGTAGTGCTTTCAATTAAGTGGCTAATTATTTTTTGTTTTTGTACTCCGTTTACGAATACTCCGGTTGAAGCATCGTCAGCAGTCCCCAGTCTTACGGATATATTAATTAAATAGTAGCCAGATTCAGGAGCAGTAAAAGTGTCTGTACTATAGGCATCGTGAGTATCCGTAACGGTTGTAAAGCCTATTGGAGTAACATCGGATGTTATAGATCCTGTAGTAGATCCCCTTCCTAAAAAGTAGACGTCATTATTATTTGTAAGCATCTTTGAATCTGCTGGACCTACTCTAAAGTTGTCAATTTTAATATCGTAATCGTCTGTATCGTTGCTTCCAATGTGAACTAAAACTCGGTAAGATGTTGATCCACCACTAAAAGTTCCATATCCTAGATACTTTCCTGCAGGGCTTTTTGCTTCTACACCGGCTTCAACTAGGTTTATAAGTCGGCTGTTAGTAACATCGTACAAATATACTTTAATATTGTCAGTGCTATAGTCTGCTGTAACGCTATAGTCAAAACTAACTGCGGCTAACTGACCCTTATCAGCATCTTCAATGCTAAAATCATAACTAATCCCTTCACCTTGCCTTGAAGCTGCGCCATTTTTCTCAATTAAAAAACTTTTAGTTCCTCTAAGCGGGCTTGAGCTAGAAGCGGTAAATAGAATACTGGCACTTCCTCCAGTACCGTCGACTGGAACCTCAGAAGAGTCGTTATATGTTGACCATCCTGTAGTCCCACCTTCAGCATCGTTATTTTCAATATAGTTTATGCCGCTAGACCCACTACCAACTGTTTTCCACTGAGTTCCGTCATAGACGTATAAGCCTTCCGAGCGGCTAGTACCATCTGAGTAGAAAAACTGTCCTTGAATTGGTGAGCCTGGATCGGCATCTAGGGGGTTAAGCTTTTGAGAGTCTATTTTTGTTCCGACAAATTCCCAGGCAGAGTCTCTGTATATATATAGACCTTCAGTATTTGTAGTACCGTCGTCGTAGTAGATCATGCCTTCGACGGGGCTAGTTGGGGCTGCACTTAGTCCGTTCTGTTTAAGCGTATTTAGGCTTATATTTTTACCAATAAAGCTCATTCTGTGTTCTCCTATGTAGTTAATTTTAGCACTTTGAAGTGATAAAGCTAAGTTGTTGATTTTATTAACTATGAGGGTTTTTAAGCCCTTGTAGGTTCTTTTATGTTATAGTGTTATATTTTGCTTTAGATTTTAAGGGCTATATGTAGCTATATAGCCCTGTTTAGTTCTTTTTAGTTCTTTTGAGACTACCTAGTACTAATTATACTATAAACCAGTTAGATCCGTCAAATACGTATCGGTGTGAGGCGTAGTCGCTGTTAATAACATGGGTTGCGCTGCCGTCGATATTATTGCCGTTTCCTGACACTGTTTTATTATTAGTGCTTGCATTGCCCGCTGCATCTTTTATGACTATGTAGTCGTCTGTAGCTGGTGAGGCTGGCAGAGTAATGGTGTAGGCAGTACCAGTTACCATATAGGTTTTACCGGCTTCAGCGTTAAAGGCTGATGCTTGAGCTTCTACGTCGTGCACTGGGATAGCATCGTTAACTATGTCAAAGTTACCCGTAAAAGGGTTAAATTTTAAAGCCATGGTGCCTCCTAAGTTTTAGTAACGCTAGACAGTCTGTTTGACCCGTCGTAGGCTAAGGTTAAAGTGGCTACTGTAGTTCCTGCGGCTCCACCAGTTTTGTATGTGGCTGTTTCAACTTCTCCGGCTCCGTTACCTGCTGCAACATAGGTTAGAGCAATGTAGTCAAAAGCGGCTGGTACTAGGGCACCTGCTAGACGAGCATTAAGATTGTTAGCATCGGACTCAATATTATTTAAGCTTGTGTCAATGTTATCAAGGCTAGTATTTGCCGTACTTTGATTTGCAGCCGTTGAAGCTCCTGCAGGCAAGGGCAATGATGCTGCACTTACAGGTTGCGTTTCAGCTAGATCAGCTTTTCCTTCTAATTCAGTAAGTAAGGCAGCCATGGTAGTTTGAGTAGCAAAATCTTTTCCATCGATAGATGATAGCGTGGATTCTGTAGCGGCACCGGCTGGTAGTGGAAGCGATGCTGCACTTACGGGTTGCGTTTCAGTAACATCGGCTTTAGCTTGCAACTCAGTCAGGATGGCAGCACTTGTAGTTTGAGTAGCAAAGTCCTTGCCATCAATAGAACTTAACGTTGCTTCTGTAGCTGCTCCAGTGGGCAACGGTTGACTAGCTTGGCTTACAGGTTGAGTTTCTGCTAAGTCTGCTTTTGCCTCAAGTTCGGTCTGTAGAGCATCTAACTTGGCTTGGATAGATTGTAGTCGTTCTAATACTGTATTTGAAGTTGGAGTAGCGCTTACTTCACCAAGTCGGTTATTGGTGTCTTCAATGTCTGCTTCAATTTGTTGCAGTTCTGTTATTGCCGAGTCCTGTTTGGCTTCTGTAGCTGATCCACTTGGAAGTGGTAGAGAGGCTACTGACACAGGCTGAGTTTCTCCTAAGTCTGCTTTAGCTTGCAGCTCGGTTAGTAAAGCTGCTAGTGTAGTTTGTGTAGCGAAGTCCTTGCCTTCTAAAGAGCTTAGCGTTGCTTCAGTTGAAGCGCCAGTTGGCAACGGTAAAGAGGCAGCGCTTACAGGTTGTGTCTCTGCTAAGTCTGCTTTAGCTTGAAGCTCAGTTAATAAAGCTGCTAAAGTGGTTTGAGTGGCGAAGTCTGTAGCTGCTAAAGCTGCTAGTGTAGTTTGAGTAGCAAAGTCCTTGCCCTCTAAAGCACTTAAAGTAGTTTGGGTAGCAAAGTCTTTGCCTTCTAAAGCGCTAAGCGTTGTCTGAGTAGCAAAATCTTTTCCGTCTAATGAGGTTAAAAGCGTGGTTTGACTATCGAGCTCAGTATTAACATCGCCTAATTCGGTTATAATAGTATCTTGCTTGGCTTCTGTAGCTCCTCCTGAAATTGAAATGGAGCCTGCTGGTGGGTATGTAAAAACTGCCATGTTATCCTCCTATCTGCTTAGCGGTCATATTGGCTGTCATGGAGCCAGTACCGGACGTGTTAGTAAATGATATTTTTAGGTGCGTAAAGGGCATGTCGGAAAATATTATAACATGGTCTCCACTATTGCCTGTAATAGAGATAGCGTCTAAACCTTCTAAGTTGTAGTAGGTTCCTTTTTCTCCATTTTTAGCCTGTACTACCATAGTGCCTACTGGGCTGCTTCCGCTCCACATAACATGGATTGATGCTTTGTCTAGATTTGTAACTACAATTTCTTCTGAATCTTGGTTAGACGAGATGTCTACTTCATCGAAGGGTTTGTAGCCTTTAATTACGTTTTTTCGTGCCATTAAGGACTCCTTTTGGGTTAAGCTGTTTTCCAGCTAGTCGTTATTATAGTTTAGCTGTTATTTAATTTCAATGTCTCCAGTTTCAAACATTTCTAATAAAATAACGGTAAATAATACTATTCCTAGTAAAATCATAACTTTCTCCTTTTACTTAGTTTCTTTTTTCTACTTGCTCTATTGACGACATTTCATCATCAGCCATGTCTAGTGCTTCATATTTTCCTAAACTTTCACTTTGAGCTCTTTGTGCTCTTTCTTCTTGTTCTGCTCCAAAGTTAGCTTGAAGTAGTCCAATATTTCTAGGAATTAAAGCAGTATCCGCTGGTATGTTTAATAATGTCCCTATTTTTAATCTTTGTTGATAATTTAAAGTATCTGGGTTGTTAGCTATATATTCCATAGATTGATCTTGTATTCGTTTATATAGATTCGGATATATATTTTCCAATACTTCTACTTTTTCCCTAGTTAAAGATCCTTTTTCTAAATCATCTAATACTGACATAGGATTGTCTATAGCTTCCATATATCTTTCAAATTTTGCCATTTCAATGCTAGAAGGAGTATAGTCTTTATTATTTTTTAGAGTTTGTATAGTTCCTTGCGCTGTTATTTTTTTAGGAATCTTATCATCTATAAAATGGACCATGTTGTTGATCATTGGAGTTACTGCTTGTACTGTATTTGGTGCAAAATTATTTAAAGATGCTGTATTTCTTATTAGTTTTTCTGCTAATACATTAGGATCTTTATACTTATCTATATTTGCTCTTATATTATTTAGAGCTTGTTTTTTATCTAGCGGTTTTTTCCCTTTTTCGTCCATGGCAATTGCGGATTTTAATATAGTGTATTTTTTTGCAGGTTCTTTAAGCTGCTTTAACTTTGCCAAGTTTGTATTTTTAAAAAATCTATTAAGGCTGCTATTAGTTTTTTTAACAATTTCTTTGTTTGTTCTTTCTACGTGTGCAGCGACTATGTACTTGTTAAATGCTTTTGATTTTAATAGAGCTTTTCCTCCTAGTATAGTTCCGGTAACTGTTGGGTCTATTATAGCTCCAGTCATTCCCATCATCATGTCTCTTATGTTTAATATGTTGCTTATATCTTCGTCAGCCATTTTTCCTACTTGAGTATTTCTAGGATTTAAGAATTTAGTAGATAGGCTATAACCTTGATTATTCTTTTTTAAACTGTTTAATAAATTCTCATCTACTAACTCAGCTTTTTTATATAATGTTTCATTTAACATGGTTCTTGCTTGATATATTGCGTTTTCAAACTCTGTAGGATCTTTTACACTTTCAAATTTTATATTAGAATCTAGTTGTTGTCTAAGAGTTCTAAGCTGCGATGGTTTTAGTTTTTCGTATGTTAATGGAAGACCTTCTTTTAGATTTCCTCCTAAATGTACTTCATCTATATTATTAACTATTTTTTCTAGAGCTCTAGCTTGTATTCTATCTCCTTCACTGACCGATTTTTTTAATCTTTGTACTTGATCGTCTAAGGACTTCATTACTGGTACTATTGTATCTACATTATTTAACTCATCAATTCCTTTTTTTGATATAGCACTGTCTAAAGTTTCATATGCCTCATCTAATCCTTTTATAGACTTTTCTTTTATAGCTTCAAATTTTTTTAAAACTTTACTACTTGAATCAAATTTATCTAATAGACCTTCGTCATAAAGAAAATTCATAATTTTTTTAGCTTCTTCTGGATCATCGAAAGACTTAGAAAATGAAGATGTATCTTTTATTTTAAATGCTTTTTTTGTTGCTTTTATTGGGTCCATAAATCCCAATTTTAATTTTGCTGCGGATTTATCAGCGATGTCTTTAGCTTTGGGTATGGTAGCCTGAACTCCTCCAAAAAGTTTACTAGCTGCTCCTCCCATCACTGCTCCTGTTCCTGCTGCGACAAGTGCGTTGGTAGCGTTAAACTCAGCATCTCCTAGTATATCTTCTCTTAGTAGATCATGGACGTTAAAAGCTGCTGCTTCCATAGCCGATCCTAGATTTTCTGCTGATACTTTTTCGACTAATTTTTTAGTAAATTTTTTATTTGCGGCGTTTTTAGTCAGAGTTTTTAATATTTCTTTACCTGCTTTTTGACTAGCTTTTGCTATTAAAGATGGAGCAGTTTTAGCTGCTACTTTGCCTACTAAGGATGTTCCTCCAGATGCTGCAGCGGCTGCTATTGAAGCTCCTATGTCTCCTCCGTAAAATTCTAAAGCATTTCTTTTTTTAATTTCTTTTAGTTCTTTTCTAGTATATAGTCCTGCTTTAATTGCAGCTAGTTCTGAGGCAGAATATGTTAATCCTGAAGCAGCTCCTAAGCCAAAAGCTTCTAAGCTTCTATCTCCATACTTTCTTTCTAGTTCGATTTCTTTACCTACTTCTTCAATATCTTCAGGAGTTAGATCTGATTTTAATTCTGGCAATTCGGACTCTACTCCATAGTACTCATTGTCCGGAGCCTCTATTCCTGTAACATCATCTAAATTTATTTTTATTTTATCATCTGCCATATTATTCCTTGTGCCACAATCCTTTTTCTTTTAATGCATTTATCGCCTCTTCTCTAGTTGCATTTTTATATTTAGGAGTGTTTAGAACACTTTCAATATTTTTCTCATTTTTAGCTTTTGCTGAGTGGGAGGTGTAATTTGAAATTTTATATCCTTTTGTGACTACTGCTTTAGATGGTATTCCGTAAGATCTTGATAATTTAGTAAATTCTTTATTTACTTTGTCTACCCTGTTTAAAGTTGCTTTATTTTTATTTACTACTGATTTTATTAAATTTTGTTTTTGTTGTTTTGTAAGCATTTCGCCGGTAGTCATTTTTGCTACAAGTCTTTTTAATGATGAAGGGATTTTAGCGTTTAATTCCATTCCATCAGGAGTTTCTAAAAATGCTCCTATATCCTTTAATGTTTTAAACTCTCCTTCCCTTACTACTGAAGTGGGGTCAAATGTTTTATAAAATAGATATATTAAAGATGCGTCGGCAGGACCGGAGTTTTCTTCTATATTTCTTTGCATAGTTTCTAAATTTACTAGCATGTCTCCTATGCCTATTTTATCTATTTCTGATCTATATGTGTTATTTAACTCTCTTGCTTGTTTTTGCGCACCTTCGTCTAAAAAATATATAGGTACATCATCTCCCTTTCCTTCTAATATAGCTTTTTGAATTATTTTTTGTCTTTGAAGGTTTTCATATTCTTTTGATTTTAGAGCCATTTCTTGAGCCATTTTATTCATTTTTACTCTAGACTCTTTATCTTTTATTATTAACTCTTTTTTGCTAATTTCTTCTGCGGCTTTTTTGTAATGATTAGATAACAGAAGTTCCGCATGTTCTTTTTTTACGTTTCCTGCTTCTATTTGCTGCTTTACATCTTTATCTATAGCGTCTTGTAGCATTTTAAATGCAGTGTCTTCAGTTTTGGTAATCGCTGATCCATAAGAAGACATAGCAAGTGCTATTGCCATTAATACTTTTGGACCAGTGTCCATATCTCTTAGATATCTTCCTGAGTCTATTTTATGGTCCCTATATTTATCTAAAGCATCCTGTACTGCCTTAAAGTCGTTTTCTGTTTTTTGTTTAAAATCTTCTAAGTCTTTTTTCTCTGAAGCTATTTGTCTATCATTAGCTTCTTTTTCCGCTCTTTTTTCTTTTAAAGGAGCTTGTTTTATTAAAATGTCTTCTTCTGTGGGAGTAGAGGCTTTATCTATAGCATCTTGTAAACCTTTTTTTTCTCTAGCATCTAGACTTGCTTTTAGTGCTAACTCTCCTTCTTTTTTAGCTATAAGTTGCTCCATTTCAGGATCTTCTTCAAATTTATAACCTTTGCTAAGCATGAAATCTTTTTTAGCTTGATACTCATTTATTAATTGTTGCTCTTCAATTTCTATTGCGCCTTGCCTTTCTTTTTCTAATTCTACAGCGGCAAAGTCTTCTTGTTCCATTAATTTCAACTCATTTATAATATCATCCTGAGATGGAGTTCCAGCCATGTTAGGTGTTCTAGCTTTTATTCTAGTTATAGCTGTTTGATATCTACGATCTGCATTTTGTTGAGTTTCTATTTGAGATTCTGTAGTAGATGGTAAGTCTTGTTTTGGTTCTAGAACTGGAGGTACTGGCTCTACTGGCTGTACAGGAGCTAGTGGGGGCTGTATAATTTCTTGTTGAGTTATAGGATCTATAACTGGCTGCTCAACTACTTGCTGCTCAGCTACTGGCTGCTCTACTATTGGCTGCTCTACTATTGGCTGTTCAGCAGCTATTTCTTCCACAGGCACTGTGTCTTCTATCATAGGTTGTTCATTATTTATATTTTCAGCCATTTTAAGCTCCTATTAAGATTTCTTTTTCTTTTTTTCTAATTCTTTAAGTCTTTCATTTAACTGTACTTGGGCAGCTAGAATTGATCCAAATCCCTTTCCGTAATCTACCATTTTTCCATACTCAGTATTTTTTACCATGCTTTTTCCAATTTTTCCTGCTTTTTCAAGATCTTGAGCCATTACAGAAAAGTGACGACCTTCTCCAGCTCCAGGTATGGATGGGTTTTTATACTCGTAACTATACGCTTTTAACTTATCTAAAAAATCTTTAGAATTCATAGAATCTTTATTTGATTTTTTATTTTTATCTGAGTATGAAACTGATTCTTTTTTATTTTTGTCTGATAACTGAGCTTGTGCCTGTCTCATCATAGCTCTTCCTTCAGATTTTGAAGTAGATGCTACATCTTCTATTCCAGATCCTAGACCTGATATAGCAGATTTTATAGATTCTTTCTTTTTATCTTCTTTTTCATTATCTTTTTTATTTGTATTATTATTTTTAGATTCTACTTTAATATTTTTCTTTTGGTTTTTATCAGAGGGTGCAAATGCAGCTAAAGCTGTTCCTCCTGCCTTAAGTCCAGCTCCCATAAGACCAATATCTTGACCTCTTTGAGTTAATTCTGCACCTCTACGCCCCATGCTATGAGCACCTCTACCGGCTACTGCTGCTCTTTGGGCTTCAAACTGTTGTTGATTTATTTGCCTGGCAAGTTGTTGAGCTGCTAGATCTTGTTGCGATCCTAAAGCTTGTCTAGCGGCTAGTTGGGCACCTAGTTGCTGCTGGCTTTGGGATGCTAAAGATCCAAGTTGTTGTTGAGCGGCTTGCTGTTCTTGCATGCGAGTTACTGCTGATTGTTGTGCGATGTCACGTGCTGCAGCTTGTTGACTTCTCATTAATTGTCTTTGAGCTGCTGCTCCTCCAGAACCTCTGGTACGACCTGCTGCTGCAAGTTGCTGAGCAAGGCTTCGATCCTGAGATTGTCTCATTTGTGCTTCAGCTAAAGATGGACCTTCTCCACGACTTTGAGCTTCTAAACGATCTACAAGTCCTCTACGGGCTTGAACATCTTCTCCAAGTTGTCCTGCTAGTCTATCTTGACCTGCTATAGCTTTTCTAGATTCTGTTTCTCCACGTCTACGTAGTGCGTCGGCTCTAGACCTAGCTTCTCCAGTGCCTTCGATTCCACGCTCGTATAAGCCTCTAAATCTTCTGTTTGTCCAACTACCTTTGCCCATTTTTTATTCTCCTATAATTATAATACTAAAAAAAAATTAAATTGTAAAGTTACTTTTAGCACTATTCTCCTTTTGATGTTCCGTAAGTATTAGATCTATCGACTGCTAGTCGTTGACCTTTTACGCCTACCTCAAATAACATGTTAGAAATACTAAGACCTTCACCTATTTCTTGGTCTTGAATTTCTTCAATGCGTATTTTAATTGATTGGCATTTTTGAGTTTTTAAATCTAATCTAATTTGATGTACGTTTCCGTCCCCACCATATGCCTTAGTTATTGGATTTCCGTAAGGCGAGTCTTCTCCGTATGCAGTATCGTCTGTAAAATCTGCTGTATCTATTATTTTTTCTTGTGTAAAAGCTTCATTAAAATTATAAGCTACTCGTATGCGGAGCTTGTGCTTGCTTTTAAACTTAGATAAAAGGTAAAATTTGTAAACTCGTTGAAATCCTTGAACTTGTGCAAAAGATATCCATCCTGTTTCAAGGCTTAGATCTATACTAGATCCGTGATCATTAAACTTATCATCGTCTTCTTTGTATAGTACAGCATCTGGTCTAAGATAGTAGTAGTCTTCGTTTAGCACTACTGCACTTACTCCTCTATGATTTCCAAAAGTGGTCCATTGTTGTACGTAAAAGTCGTATACTAAGCACTCACCTTCTCTAGTTGTAAACCGGACTTGGTTTTTGTCCGATATAACTGCAGCACTAGTTACTGTTAAGTCATTGAAATCTTCTACTGCTGCTCCGATGTATTGTAAAGAAAGTCCTCTGTCTAATAGGTATATGCCTTTTCTTGATTTGAACATGGTGCCCAGTGGTGTTAAAACTACTGATTTTCCATCAATAGCTCCTACTTCTGAGCTTACTTGTTCAGGCTCAATAAAAGTATCTTGTTCGCCTAAATCGTTTGGACCATCTCCAGATATGTAAAATATAGCATCCTGCTTGAATATTATTAGCTTGTCGTCCATTGTCTGCATTGCTGTAATAGAGCCACCTACGTTGGATACGTATTTGTATAGAGTATCGTTAAACTCAACCGGCTCATTTTCGTCTCTTATTTTACTAAATACTATTTTATCTCTATCTTCTAGTCCTGCTAAAAATATACGATCATTATGTGCTTCTATTATTTGGCTAGAAGGGGCTGGAATATTGTCTAAAAATCCACCAGTAGTGTATAAAATTTCATTGTCTATTAAGTCTGTATCTGATACCGTATCTGTGACGTCTACAGTGTTTACAGTAGGATCATTAAATGTTGGACTAGTTGTTGAAGTTACTTTGTAGAAAATTGTTCCGCCAGCTTCAGTTCTGTAAAGCTCTATTATTACATTTTCTTTATCTGTCAGACGAAGGCTAGGTACTGTAACTGTCTGAGTTTGAGTAGCTGTTCCTCCTGATAGAGTAATTGATATAGGTATAGATGGAGCTGATCTGTGGATTTGTCCATAATTATCTGTCCAGGCGTATACTGCGCTGTACTGGTATGTTCCATCTTCCATTGATCCGCCAGTAGTTGCTGTTCCTCCATCTACTTTGTCTTCTGGAAATAATTGAAAGCCGTGTTCTACTACTACGTTACCGTCGTACATTTTAAGAGTTCCGCCTGTAATGTGCAGGTTGTCTCCTAGTTCGTCGTTTTGGTATGGATCGCTGATATTAAAGTTTAGTTCTGTGCTGTTAATTCCTAGTACGGAAAAGAAAGTTCCGTCGTCAGTTACTGTTTTTCCCTTAATGAGTGAGCCTATTACAAACTTATTTTCTTCGAGTAATGATACTTTAGGTAGCATGGGGGTTAATCCGCCTCCGATGCTTGGGCTTATTTTACTAATGATACAGCCGTCAGATTCTACTACAAAGTATGTGCTTTGCAAAGTTGATTGGTGCACTGTAGTAACATAGTACTTAGAATTTGTTGAAAATGCTTTTGAGGCTAATCCTACGCTTCTAATGAGTACTGATGCCGTTCCTACTGTTCCAGCAACGTCTACTGTGTTTGATTTTACGTAAGTGTCTTTAGCTGATGCTGCTTCTATTTCGTAAAAAGTTATGTAGTCTGAGCTATCTGGTCGCTGAATGGTAGTTACATTTACTGCATCTGATATTGTCTCTATAACTGTAGCTGCTAATATTTCTCCAGTTATTGTTAGAGCTCTTATGTTTATTTTTACTTCTGTTCCGTTTGAGTAGGTTATAAGTATTCTGTCGTTAGCGTCGGTATATACGTCTATAGCTTTGCTAGGAGTTTCTCCGGCTACAGTTACGATAGAGCTTATATTTCCTATTAAATCTACAGATAGTACGCTTAGTACTGCACCTGTGTTGTTATAGCTTATAATATTTTTATTTGCTGCAGCAGCAACGTCATATATTTTATCAGTAGCATTTAGATCTGAGACTGCAGTAGATTCTGAGCTTATTGTTGTAGGTGCTATTAGATTTACAGTTTTATATTTAATATCTGTTCCATCTATGTAGAATATAAATAAAGTATTTTGGATATTAGTAATTCTAGGCTTAGTTCCTGTGGCACTAATAGAAGCATCGGATAAGATAAAGTTTCCACTTTGATTGTCTTTAATGGTTAGCCGAATTCCTCTAGAATCTTCATATGTAAATGCATTTAGATTGTCTGATGAAACTAAATCTACATTGCTTTTGCTGTAATCATCTCTAGTTACTGGGCTAGAAGTTGGAAAAGCGCTAAAAATTTTACCTTTATTTGTCCATTTATCAATAGCTTCTGATCTAGAGTAGTATTGGTTATCTGTCATTAATCCAAGTTCGTCTCTAAATTTAGTTAAAGTTTTTGCATTTAATATAGAGTTATTATTGATATCTTTAGTAATTATTAATTCGTATCCGTTTCTTTTTCTTAATTTTTTTAAGGTATCAAAGATAGCATTTTCTAACCGTCTTAGGTATCCTATATTTTCTTGCTTTTCATCTATTTTGGTATCTATACCAACTTGAAAAGGAATGGATATAAGTCTTTTTGGTAAAGCCACATTAACCTCTTATGATTTGTGCCATGCTGAAGAACCGTCTCCAACTATCATGGTGCTTGAATTATCTGAAGCTATTATTAGAGAAGATTCATTATCTATAGTATCTGATCCTGATACATTAACGGTTATATTATTTGTATATGATTGTCCAGATGCATCTTTGATTATGTAAATTCTACCTGTTGAAACTGAGTTAGCTAAAGGTAGGGTTATAGCACGAGGAGAAGTAGTATCAACAATAAGATAAACAAAGGTATCCGAGGCGCTAATAGCGATGTCGCCGGCAACACTCGTCGTCTCAAATAGTTGAGCATTACCAGGAGTCGAAGCAAGAGCTCCACCAGAGGTGATCTGAATTGCAACACCACCAGAATTAGTAAAATAGAGATCTCCACTAGATACGTAGACTGATGAGGCATTTGAGGCTCCTGTTAGTGTTGATCCGTTGTTAATGTATTGAGTGCTTAGTAGGCTAAATGGTTTATTAGAGTTAAAGTCTAAGTTTTCATTTATATTTAGACCTGCTGTAGGTACCTGAGTTCCTTTTCCGCTTGTATGATCGTGTGAGTCTATAGTTTCTATAGCTGTATTTAGGTCTGTAGCCCACTCCGGTCCTAATGTGACCGTAGGTGTTGGTAGGTCTAAATTCATAAAAGTTGTCGCCATTATTATCTCCTAAAAAATCCAAATGTCTACTTGTACTGCATGGGAGCATGCTATACTTAGACTCGTAGTCGGTTGAGGATTTGTATCTTGTAAATCCCATATTCTAGAGTCTGCTCTTTTTCTTACTATAAACCATCCGAGTGGTTTGCGTCCTAGTTTGTGCTTAATTTCATTAGATACTCCAGCTTCTAAGCATATATCTTTTACTAAAACTCCGTCTAATGGTGTAAAGTTTAAAACGTATTTTGCAAATTGTTCTACATTTTCTTGTACTTGCTTTACTTCTCTGTCTTTAGCATCTATTTTTTTAAATGCTTTTACGCTATTATTTCGAGCCACTATTAGCTCCTAGTTCGACCGTAGAAAAAGTCGTCATTTTCGATATAAATATCTGATATAGATTCTGGTTCTCCTGCATCTCTATTTTTAGATGATTCCTCTATGCGTCTTTTTAAGTCTGCTTTTTGCGCCATAAGTACGCTTACGTCTGACTCTTCTTTATTTAACATTTTAATAGCTGCATCTACTATTACGTATTCTGCGTAGTAGTTGATGTCGTCAAATGTATCAGTGTCGTCTACTAGTTCTGTACTTTTAGGTATGTACCATACTCTTACTTCTATATTTGAATCTGGTGCTGGGCTAAGTCTTAACTTGTTTCCTACTAGCCTGTATCGTACGTTTGTAATTCCGATATAGTCCCATACTCCGAAGTGTTGAAACCTGTTACGCTCATTAAAGTTAAATGGCTTTAGTGTAAAGTAATCGTCTCCGTTTAGCTTTGCGTCTAAGGCTCTTAGTTTGTAAAAATCATTATTTGGGAATATAGTTGAAAGCTCGTATGATTCTTGTCCGCCTACTGTAGTAAAAGTTGTTTCTTCTACGTAGTAGTCTTCTCCGTAAGATTGTACTAATATATCATGCAATTCTGCGATTGAACTGTTTATGTAATAATTTAATTCTGTATCGTCAACAAATTGACTTTCTTCCATATCTGCTCGCTCTCTGGATCTTTCTCTTAATTGTGCAAGTGTGATAGACATGGTATCTCCTGTGTAAAAAAGCCCCTCATTCGGGGGCTATTAATCCTTTTTAGTCTTCTTTTTCTTCTTCTAGCATGCAGAGTGTTATAAAAGACTTAAGTGCGCTTTTAAGTGCTCCTGCATCGCCGCTTTTAATAGAGCTGATTAGTTCTTCTGCGGCTACGTCATAGCCATTTTGATTGTACTCAACTTCTGCTCCATCTTCTACTTTTTTAGGCTTCATTACTTCTTCTTTCATAGAATCATAGTCGCTATAGCCACTAAGTTTTTTTCTAATTTTTAAAAGTATTGCGCCTTTTTTCTTTTCATCTATTGGCAATGGCATTTTAGGCTCCTATTATTTTACACTAGAGTTTTTAACGTCAACAACCACGAAAATGTCTGAAGAAGCTTGAGTAGCAGATGCTTCTACTACGATTGTTTTAGCAGAAACTACGTCGTGAGAGTCTACGTGAAATGAAGCTGCAACTCCACCGATTACTGAAACTCCCATTAACTTACTGTAAGAATCTTCTAAAGTAATTGTGTATTGGTTAGTTGAGTGAGAAACTGAAGCAACACCAGCTCCGTCAATTGAGCTTACGTCTCCAGATCCATCAGTGCTGATAACAAGCTGAATGCTTTTCATCTCTTTTTCTAATGATTGGTGTCTTTGAAATCTTCTGTTTGCCATGATAATCTCCTTTTAGTCAGACCTCGGCAATGAGGGCTGCGATTATTTTTTGTGTTTTTGTTTATGTTCAAGTTGTGCTGCTTGCTTAGCTCGAAACATATCTTTCATAGAAGCATGCTCTTTATTTTTAAGTTTTTTTCTCATTTCACTAGATATTTTATCTCTAGCTGCTTTAGACTTTTTATACTTAGAGTACTTTTGTTTTAAAGCTGCAGCAAAGTTTTTTTTCATGTCTTCCATAGTTAGTCCTAGAAGCTCCTTAGCCCATAAAGGCTAAAGAGCTTATATTAAAAATTAAGAAAGAGTGATGTTAGCGTTGAAACCAGGGGCTTTACATCCTAATTGAGCATAGTACCCAACTCGAACTTCTACAGCATCCGCATTAGTTTCTCTTAACATTTTAAGTCCATCAGAATCTAAGATCTTGGGAGCTTTACCAAGAGAGTAAAGTTTCCAGTGCTCCATAGAAAGCATAAAAGCTTTGTTTTCTGGGCAGTTTTGATCAGGGATACATCTGATTGGTCCACGAGGTCCGTGAATCATGATTCCTCTGAATCCGATTTCACCAACTTTGTGATCAATGTATTGAACTTTAGATCCTAAAGCTTTTTCTAAATCAGAAAATTTGCTGTAGCTCATGAAGCAGTACTCAGGCTTTCCACCTTCTCTACCAACTCTAGCAGCAGCATCTACAAGAGCTTCTTCGATTGGCTGAGCAGATCCGTCGTAACGAATACCAGCTAAACGAGTAGCATCTGAAGATCGGTCAACGCCAAAAAAGTTATCTCCACTAGTAGGAGCACTGTTTGGAAGCCAAGCTAAAAGACCTTTAATTTTAAGATCATAATCACCTTCTACGAAGATGAAGTCATCATTAGCAGATCCAGAACCACCATCGATAGCAGTTTGAGCATCTACAGTTAGAACACCAGAGTCTCTGTTTACACCATTAACAGTTACAGATCCAGATTTTACAGATCCACCACCATCAGCAGTAGAAACTACAATTTCCATTCCTACTTCAAAGTTAGTTACATCTTCAACATTTTTAAGTTGGATTGAAGTACCAGTTGAACCAGTAGCAACTTGACCGATTGAACCAGAACCAGATCCGTAAAGAGAGATAGCTAGTGAACGAGTAGCACTTTCGATAGCACCATCGATTTCAGAAGTAGCAGCTTCGATGAATGCGTTAGCATTTCCTTTAGAAGCTTCGATAGTTTCATTATCGATAGAAGCAAGAGAGTAATCTTTGTTACGAGTAAGTAAGAAAGCTTTGTATTGAGAGTTAGTTTTGTTAGATTGAGCAGTACTAAAAGTAGCAGATCGACCTTGAGGAATTCCAAATTTGATTGGAAGTTTAAGGTTTTCTCCACCAAAGTTTTCGTACTTAGATAACATAGCTAGAAGAGGATTATCTTTGTAAACCATGTTTTCAATTCTTTGATCAGTGTAGTGTTGTTTAAGCGCCGAAGCGAATGAAGTTAAATCTAAAGACATTTTAGACTCCTTTATTTAAGTTAGTTTGTTGTTATTATTCTTCCCACTTGAGCATTCTGGCTATAGCAGCCTTAGACTCATCATTACTTAAATACTTGGAACCTTGTGTGGAAACCTGTGTTCCTAAGTCGTTAGATAGTGTTGGCGATTCTAC